GTTACGGGCAGCAGTGGTAATCATCTGTATTAGCATACTCTTAAAATCGTTTAGTATGTCTTTAGCAAAGCTCTTAAAGTCTCTTGCGCCTCGACCTAAGAAGTCAGCGAAGGCATCTGTAAAGCTGTTTAAAAGTGGATTTGATTTAGCCAGTTCTTCGTTAAGTTTAGCTACCTCTTTAGCAAATGCCTCGTCTCCTAACCCGCTGTCCTTTAACTTAACAAGCTTGGCGTACTCTGCTACATACTTCTTAAGGGGACTAATATTTTTGAGGTTCATTTGCTCTGCTTCAGTGCGTTGTTCCTCTAGGGCTACTCTCTCTGCTAATAGTTCAAGTTCCTCTTTACCCGCTTTAATGTCAGCATCTTGGTTCTTGAACTTAAGCTGCATATAGATTTCTTCTTCTCTACGTGCAGCCCCTTGCAACCCAAACAAAGCCTTACTTAACTCTATCTGTCTTTCCAGAGCCTTGATTGGGTCTTCCATAGTTGTTGGTTTTTTGCCTTTTGGGGCTTTAGGAGGCTTGACTTTAGTACCTGCAACTCTGCCTTCTCCATAGGCTTGATATGTCAAGAACATCTGATACTCTGCGTCTGCCATAGTGACAAGGTTAGCTGATATTTTTTCACTAACCTTTAGCTGCCTTTTCTTCTCTTCTGTTATCTCTTTGTTGGTAGTCAGTGATATTTGCAAGGCATCGTAAGATTGCATTAAGAGGTCTACTTCGTCTGCCGTGAAGTTCATACTCTTATACAGTATCTCTTGGTTTTGCCTAGCTATAGCAGCTTTAGCTTGCGCTATAACCTCTGCATCAGCATTAGAATCATTTATAGAGTTAGCTAACCATAACTGTTGGTCTAGCTTTAAAGTCTCTTTGTCTCTTAGTGCATCTATCTTAAGCTGTTCATCATACTGCTTCATCATTAGTTCAATCTGTGCGTCTAGGTTATCTTTACTAGCTTTTATAGCAGCGTCTTGACTCTTCCAAAGTTTCTTCAAAGAATCAAAGTATCTGTCCATATTAGAAGTCATTTTATCATTAGCAACAACAGCAGCCTCTGCTGAACCACCTATAGCAGCATAAGACTCGGCAACACCTACTGCTGCCATCTTAGTCTCATTTAATAAAGCTATACCTTCTAGGGTAACATCTTTTGGTACAATAGTAGCTTGCGATACAAGGTCCTCAAAAGCCTTTACAACCCCTTTAACATTCCCAGACTTAGCTTGGGCAATCATCCCATCAACTAGATCATCAAAAACTTTCTTTCCTACAGAAAAGCCATACTTCTTTGTGAACATTTCTGGTGCAATATCTTCTCTTGTACCAAATCGTTTAAAAGCCTCTAGCATCCTAGAACCAAAACTAATCTCACTAGACTCTTTTACTTTATCTAGCACATTAATAAGGTTTCTGAGTTCAGCAGCAGAATTAAGCGCGAGGAACCTATCTTCTAATTTCTTAATAGTAGGGGTTAAGTCACCAAAGGTCTCGTTTAGCTTATCATCATTCAACCTATCAAAAGATGCCATAACTGCACTAGAAGATGATCCTAGTTCGTCAAGGGCCTCTGATAATGTCTGAGAGGCTCCAGAGGCGTCCATAAAGCCTTTAATTAGCATAGTGCCTAACGACAAACCAATACCTACAATAGCACCGTAAATTCCCGGAAGTAGTCCAGCAAGTTGTGTACCCTGTTGACCAAATGCCACAAGCGCACTAGCACCAGACTGTACCTGTACAAAGAAGTCACCAACCTGATAACCTACTTGTTGTGCTACCATACCAAACTTGTTAGCTCTATTCTTGGCAAACTGGAAACCTTGACTTGTCTCATGGAGACGCTGCCTGTAAAGTAGTAACTCCCTTCCAGCCTCCCTTAAAGTCATATTACCAGCGGCAACTTCTGCACGAAGTAACTTCTTAAGCCTTAGTCTCTTTTGTTCAGCAGCGTATACAGAATCATAGCTAGACTTAAGCTTTTTTAATGCTGAGTTTTCTTTAGCAGTTTCAGCCGTAGCTTTACTTTGAGCAGCAGCAAATTTACGAACTGTTGAGGTAGCCTTCTGACTAGATAAACCGAGGGCTTCGTACTCCCTTTTAGTAGAAAGTAAAATCTTATTGTAACGAACTTGAGAGATACTATTCTGGTCAACAGCTTTTGCGGCTTTAATAATTTGACGCTCAAGACGCTCAACAGTAGAGATGGAGGCTTTTAGCCCCTTGTCTCTTACCACCAGATCAAGTTCAATAAGATCAGCCATTAACTTCCTCGCCAGTAATTTTAATCCAGAGGTTATCCAGAGACTTTATAATAGTTACTTCCCAAGGGGAAAGGTCTACACCTGTAAGATCACACCAAGCCTTAATGATGTCGTAAGAGATAGGATTAGGGCCACTCATACCGTAGGTTCTACCATCGTGAAGTTCTATGAATGTTGTCCATATGTGGGAGGCTATGTCAGGGAAGAGAGCATCAGAGTTAAACTTTTCAACATCTTCTAAGTCCTTCCCTAATTGTTTAGCGACTTGGGCTAGGTGGTCGGCCTCAGTAGTTTTACCCTTACCACCTGAGACCTTCCTACCCATTTTAAAGGAATACTCAGCGTACTCCTCTAAGTCAGCCCTTATTTGTCCAAAAAAGCTTGGGCATCTCCCAATGCAGCATCCACCTGTTCACGCACCCAAGGTAATGCTTCAAAGACTTCACGTACCTTAGACTCTTTACACTCTGGCATCTCACCACTAAGAGTAATGTTCCAACCGTCAACACACTTCACCAGAAGGTCTAGTGCGGATGCTTCAATTTCCTCAGCGGTTAGGTTAAGCTTACCACCAGTACGTTGTGCTTTCATCAAGCGGCGGTTCTGTTGAGCATGAGATATTGTCTTATACTTCTTTGAGTAAGGACCATGTATTGTAATAGTCATCTCTGACTTATCATCATTAGTCAGTATCTCAGAGTTGACGGGGTTGTACAAGGTTACGTCTGTAGTATCTTTTGTAGTGCCGATATTCATTAAATCCATGTCGGGATTCCTTCTATAAGATTATTGTCGAGGTTAAGTCGGGTAATTTAATAGTGAGTGGGAACCTCACCCGACAGAAGCCCCCACTCTACCCTAGCTAGGGATTAGGATGTACGTGTCATCTTCAAGTTTGTATTCTCAGTAGTATCATACAGAGCCACAAATGGCATTGTAATAAGGCGAGACTGAGGATTCTGAAGTGGTACAGATGCACCATTATACTTTACACGGGGGAAAGCAAAAGTATATGCGTTAGAACCCGTAGGATCATTAACAGATACAGTTATAGCACTTTCAGTTTCATTTAAGAACTTGTTTATGAGATTTTCATTTTCATAGTAAACTGTCATTGTACCTTCAACAACAGCACTACCAAATTCAAGGGACTGTGCATTATCAGCACCAACTACAAAGGTAGGGGCTAGTGAATTAGTTAGGCTAAAGTCAATCGAGGTGACGATAGAAATTCCTGACCCCCCATCTGTGATTGTCCCTGAGTAACTGTCAAAGGGTGAGTTAGTTGATGAGGCTGTTGGTGTGCCACCTGTAGAACCTGTTGTAGCAGCTTGTGTCATACCTTTACCAACCATATCGAAGGTTGCTGTAACCATCTGATTAGGTGCAATAGAGACGTTTAGTGAAGATACTGCCAAACCTGTAAACAATCGAAACTCGCTAATGTCGTTAGCCGCATCCTCAATCGAAAAGTATTTAGGTGTAGTGCCTACCTTCAAAACGTCTGTAGTGTATGAGTTAAAGAAAGCTGATTCAAGTAGTTCATCGTAGTCACCTTTACGAAGGTCTACTTCAATAGAACCACCAGCTTGCTTGTTCCCATGACGGTCAACTCTTGACATGCGGTCAGCTTGAATTTCGTTACCTTCCACACGATCTTTAGTTAAGTCTAAAGAATGAGAGTTGATAGGAAGATTAGCAAAAGTTGGTGTTGATGGCGTTGTGCCAAATGTTGTCTCAGCTATGTAAGCTAGACTTGAACGGCTACCTTGTGCGAATGCCATTAGTATTCTCCTTTGTGCGAAGCTTTGACTTCACTTTTTACATTTGATTTCTTAGATTTTGATACAACACCAGAAGATTCCACTAAGGAAGGGTCTAAGGTTGTAGCAAGGCTGGCGGGAACGTTATCACCGACTAGGTAAGTTTTACCTACGGAGGTAAAATTCTTTAGTGCTTTGTACATTGTGTACTCCTTTAAACGTTGTAGATGTACCATCCGATATTTACTACTGTATAATACCAAGGGCTATCTACAAAGCCGTTGTCTCTATCAGCGTAGTCAATAGAAACTATAAAAGTCTCAGCATCACTATTGGTAAAAGAGATGTCAGTTGTAGCATCAAAGGCTGTGATAACTTTATTGGCTATATCATCAGCATTAGCTGGGCCATTACCCTCTGGTGTGTAACAGAATACACGGAAGACTCCTTGATACCGTTGTTGTGGATTTAAGCCTCGTACAGCGGGTTTACGAGACGTTGGGACGAAGGCTACCTTAAGGAAGCTAGTGCCTGTCTGTGGCTCAAATGAGACGTTCTCATAGGCTATTCCAGAGGGTAGTCCAGCAGTACTAGCTAAGTGGCTCTCAAGAGCGGCACGAATGTCATTATAAATACTCATCTAAACTCACTCTTTATCTTAGCGAATACGTTGTGGCCTGTAGGGTATCTCTTCCAAGTTATGCCACCGTTCTCAACAGCGTAAGCATGAGGAGCACGATTGCGAAGGGTAAATTTGGCATTACCAGACTTTAGCAACTCCACAAAATTAATACCACTAATGTCACTTTGAAGTTGAGAGTAACCTTGTTCCTTCATTGCTTGAGGGTTCTGGTTCCTTGGCTTACCCTTTGAACTTCGACTTCTGCCGCCACCAAAACCAGCGGGACCAATGGAAAATGAGGTTACATAAGCACCTGTGTCAACAGCTTGGTCAGGTACACCCCTGTAGATAGCGTAGTAAGCAATGTCTTCAATAATTTGCTCTACGGCCTCTGCTGTTTTTTTCTCTATCTTATCATTGATGGACTTGAAGGTAGATTGTATACTGCCAAAATGTTTTTGGGGGTTAACCATCAGTCTCTGACCTCACATATATAACAGATAGCGATACCATTACTGTAGAAAGTTTGTACTGATACTATCTCATATGTATTTCCAAGTCCTATAACCTTGTCTTCATCGTCAGGCACAACAGAGAGGCCCAGTGCTGGAATTATGCAGCGGCTAGACCCACGACGAACTTCATCACCAATAGGAAGACCTACAGAAAAGTTAAAAAAGTAAGAGCTTACTGTATGGTCAGTAGTAGCTGAACCATCCACCAAACCTGTAGCGGGGTTGTAACTTCCAGAAGTACTAGTCTTCCTTAGTGTTACATCTGAACCAAAGTCCCTTACAAGATTAAGTAAGTCAAAGGAGCGAAATGACATACCCTACCCCTATTCATACTCTATTTCTTGAGAATCGGAAGGGTTCTTAAACCTGCCTCTATAGAAAGAAGGTTTAATACGGTCTGTGTTATCCCTAACAGCATCCACAGCGGTCTTAGAGATGCCACCAGCGTAGATGCCTATGTTACCACCAGAAGTCTTAGCTTGGTACTCTAAGGTGTCAGCCAGAGCCATATACTGTTTAGCTAGGTCAGAGTAGTCAGCACTTAAAGCCCCGCTTAAAGCTGTTGTTACCCGTCTTGAGTACTTAGATGAAATAGTTCTAGCTGACCAACTAGCTGTGTGATAAATAGAGTTACCATTTTGGCTTAGACCAAAAGCTACTTCTTCGTCTTGTATCTGTTGATCGCTAGTGTCAGTATCACCTACTAAGAGCCTAACAGAGTTAAGACGTTGGGCTGCATCTGCCGTTCCAAGATTTGTTGGGTCATATGT